AATTGGTGGAGCAATCAAAGGATTGTTTAACTCTCTAATTGGTGGTGTCCTTGATATGATTAAAGGTGCTATCTCTTGGATTGCTGGTGCGTTAGGATTCACCGCAGTAGAAGAATTCTTAGATTCATTCTCGTTCGAAGATCTATTCAGCGACTTCGTTGATGCTGTATTGTTTATCCCACAAACAATTCAGAATTTAATTATGAGTCCAATCGAGACGCTTAAAAAATTAGGCAGTTCTCTCGCAGATATGTTTGATCCAATTAAAAATATAATGAGTGCTCTCGTTGATGTATATTTGTTTATCCCTAAACAGTTGTTTGGATTAATCAATGACTATATTATCACTCCATTAACAGACGTGTTTAAGCCAGTAATAAATTTCTTTAAAAATATAGCTGAACAAATTATGAGTGTTTTTGAAGACTTTGGTATACCAGAAATGGGATTTTCTATTCTCGGTAAAAAGTTTTCTGTTGGTCCATGGTATCCATTTAGACCAGATGAAGGAACTACTCGTGTTGCTAGTGATACGAAATTAGATGAAACATCTGGTGGTGATGCAGGCGATTCTACTACATTTAAAAAGAATATCGTAGCAAGTGGTAGTGGAGGAGTCGATGAAGATGCGATGAGAGCCAATGGCATGAGTGAAGAAGACATTGCAAAAGCAAAGGAAAGAAATGTAGATAAAACTAGAGTATTGACTACATCTGAAAAAGTTGTTAATGGCCAAGCAGCATTTAAAGAAGACTTCGCTACATTTGATCCAAAAACTGGTAAGGCAATGTTGTCTGGAGACGCAGCTGCTACTGGAGTAACTACTGACGCAGAGGGTAATAAGTCTACTAATGGCACACGTGAAATTAGTACACGTGCCTTTAGTCAAATTAAAGCTAATGCAAAAGCTGGTGGTGATAATGAAAAGGTTGCAGAGATTGTAAAAGAAGATGATGCTTATCAGAAACTAAGTTGGTTCGATAAGCGCAAAGTTGATGTAGGATATGCTAAGGCATCTGAACTTTTAGCAGTAAGCCAACCTGAAACTGCTAATGCAGTCACTAAGAAATCAAGTGACTCTGCTTCTCTCAAAGAAAACCTTAGTAAAGCAAGTGGTGGTGATACTAGTGTGGTTAACTCTCCAATGACTACATACAATAATCAGAAAGTCACTAATGTTAAAGCACCAATTAGAAACCAAGAGTCTTCTGTCGGTGAGTGGTTAAAGAGTAAGTACATATAATGAAAAAGGGCTACTCCGTAGAGTAGCCCTAGTAAATACCTTAGTATTTGATTAGTCTTCTTTGGCGATCTTCTCAAAGTAAGACATAACATCGTCTTCATCATCGTTCATCTGTGCAATCTTTGGAGCAGGTTTACTTGATACCGTAGGTGCAGCAGCAACAGGACGATCTTCCTGTTCAGCCATTTGTGCAGCAGACTTGCTAGCAAATGCGTCACCAGATAAAACCTCATTTAGTTTCTTCTTCAACTCATCATAAGACTTGAAGTTCTTACGATCAGTAAACTCAGACAACTTGTGTTGAGCATTAACGATTGCCAATAGCTTGTCTTCATCATCAGAGATTGCTGATGGTTCCATAAAGGCTGACTCATCATAGTTTGCGTAACCATCTTTCTTACGCATACGCATCTTGAAGTTAGCACCTTCCCACAAATCAAATACATTGACTGGCTTTTCATCTTCGAAAGTAGGACGTGCTTTGTCCATGATCTTATCAAAGATCTTCTTACCGAATTTGAAGAGGAATACTTTACCTTCATTCTCTGGATGCTTTGGATCAGAAACAATCAAGACATTGGCAGTGAAACTTAGCTTACGCTTTTGTTTACGTGCAATCTCTTTGTTAGCTTCAGAGCCAGAGTTCCACAGAGTGGTGTTCAACTCACCAACAGGATCGTTTTCACCAAGAGTTGTTAGAGAGTTTTCGATGTACCACTTACCAGTTGGTCCTTGGAAGCCATGAGAAAAGATACGAACCCATGGGAGTTCATCACCTTCTACACGTGGTAAGAATCGAAGTGTTGCTGTGCCGTTACCTGCTTTGTCTCCCTCAAGACGCCAGAATCGGTCATCATTGTAGGACTTGGTTTCGGTTTGGGGATTTGCGATCTTCTCGAATTCTCCAGCGATTTTGCCGAAGTCTGAGTTGCGCATTTTGCGAAGTGCTTGAATATCCATATCGTATTTCCTTTGTATAAAAGTATGTTAAGTATTTTTAGTATGTTTAATTGTAATCTCATCATTTATTTCAACATCATCATTAAATGGTGTGTCGTCAAAATCATAATCTTCTTCAACATAACTATTTAGCGTTTTCATACCGCCAGTCTTTCGACCATTGGCATGTTTACTACCTTTTCCAGAACGCTCGCTAGAAAATTCTTCGTTGTATCTTTTGTATGTCTTGCCCATAATATCACTATGCAATTTCTTCTTTGAAGTGATTAAAAATCTTTTCGATCTTAATCTTATCGTATTTAACGAACCCAGTCAACTTTTTTATTCGTCTAAGTTCATTATCCCATATGTATTTTACTGATACATTTTGCATCCACTTCTCAAGTAAAGGATAAAAATCGTCTATAATTCTTAGTGTTTCAATGGATATCTTTCCACCGATAAACATGTTAAGAGCTATGGGGTATTCATTTTCAGTAAATTCAAATATTGCACTGTGTTTAAGTTTGTTAACTTCAACATACGTTAGCATTGCAGCTAAGTCATCAACAAATACCTTTGTGATACTCTGCTTACGCTTCATCCACTCAGTATAGTTGTCCTCAGCTTCTTGTCCTGTATAAATTGCAGTCTCATTACCATAAGCAAAGTTTGAAGTGAAGTATTGGATGATATCTTTATCATCTGGATGCTTCACTGCAAGTTTCTCAAATATGTATCTGTCATTCCTAGCATTAAATGCTTCACGAGTACCACGAACATTACCTCTGTTCTCAAAGACATTAAATTTATCTGTGGTAAAGTGAAGTTTGATCGCTAGGTAATAACGATATGCTTTAAATCCGTCCACTTTTCAATTTCCTACATTCATTACGAACTTCAATAGGGAAGTCGGGTGATATCTCTGCCATTCTACAGTCATATACAATTGTACCATGAAGAGGGATGAGTGACAAAGATATTCCCATTATAATAATACCAATAACCCCAGCAAACCAAAAATTATACATCTAATTGTGCCTGTTTAGGTAAGTAATTCAAGTCACGAAAATTCATTTCGATCTTGTCCTTCAAAGACTTGTTGATCAATGATGAAACATCCTCTGGCTCTAGATAGTTGACTCTGCAATATTCTAGAACCGCATCCATATAAGTCATTTTAGTCTCACGTACTTTCTGCTCTATATGTAGAGAGAAATCATTAGCATTTTTAAACATCACAACTTCATTATCTAGTTTCATATTAAGCTACAGGCTTGTCTTCTGGACGTGGGTTATGAATCTCATGGTATTCATTAGCATCCAATATTTCTTTGATGCGTGCTTCTTCTTCTGCCTTTAAACGTGCTTCTTTTGCAGGGATAGTTTCAAACGCACCAGCAGCAATAGCATCTTCTTTAGCTTTTTTTTCTGCTGCCACTGCTTCTGCTTCTGCTTTAGCAGCTGCAATTTTAGTGTTAGCAGCATCATTTAACTCTGCTTTCTTAAGCCAATATTCTTGTTCTTTAATTGAACGAGAAACAATATCATATTCTTTTAATTTAGCCTTGTATAGTTTCCAAACAGGGGTATCAGTATTATCTGAATCCATCTGGTCTCCATATTGGTCTAAGAACATAGAGAAAAACTTGTCGAGTCTCATCTTAACACCAAGTAATTCTTGGTATTTTGTAATTTCAGCAGTTGTGGTCATTTAATTTCCTTATTGTTGTTGGAGTAATAGACACAGTTATTTATCTATTATACAGTATTTATTCTTGCAAGACAAGCACTATCCTCTACGCATTCTTGCAATATCCATGGCTTCTTCATCAGAAAAGATAGGAACAGCATTGGACTTATGCATTGTACCAATACCCTTAACCTTAGTGCCAGTGTAAACTGGGCTAGGTTTCTTGCTACAGTCATGATACCCTGAATTCAAACTAGGATACTTAGCTGTCTCTCGCTGATATGTCTTAGCTTTAGGTAGAGTTACATTAGATGAAATTTCCTTCACTGGATACTTCTTTAACATAGCTTCCCATTCAGCTTTCAACTCTCGTTGTTTAGCGTTAGGTTTAGACTTCTTTTTACTGGAATTCTTCACGTAAATAAACATA